GAGGTTGGCGGGAACGCCGAGGCGTGCGCGGCTTTCTTGAATGTCGCGGTCGCGTTGTTCGGCGTCAATGATGGCCTTAATGCGTGAGTCTTTCACGTCAAGGTCGGCGTTGATACGGTCGAAGGTTTGGGCTTCCTCGGCGGAAAGGTCGCGCTTTTCGTTGGTTGCAACGTCAAGCAGTGCCTTTGCCTGTTCCCACGCTTTGGCCCGCTGTTCTGACAGTTCGGCGATGTATTCGCTCATGGTTTTTGTCCTTTGTGTTTGGGGGTTTTGGTTGTTTGGGGGTTCAGGTGGTGACGTTCTGCGGTGGTGCCAACCGTCGCTGGTCCGAACGCGCCGTTCCGATCTGAGTTCTCACGCCTTGCGGGCGTATAGTTCATTCATTCGACGTGACACCGAAACGGGCACAGTGGCCGCAGGTGTGTTGTCGTTTTCTTTTTCTGTTTCTGCGGTGCGAATAGTCGCACCGCTAGTGCCAGGGTATGCAGGAAATCCTGTTACTACTGACACCTCGTGCAAAATTACCTCGGTGAGCGTGCGTTGTGCGCCATTCTCTGACCACACGTCACCGCCACGGGGAACACTGAAGCCAAAACTCATGCCGTGAACGTCGCCGCGTTGCATAAGTGCCGACAGGTCGCGCGCGTAGGTGGTGTCTGGGAATTCGCCCTCAACCAATAGCCCGCGGTTATCCTCGGTCACTGTCACTGTGCCTGAACGTGTCGAACCCAGCACCATGTCGGTGTTGTGGTTCACGAACATACGAACCTCACGGCCCGCCTGAAGTGAACGCTTGAACGCGCCAGGGCGAATGGTTTCAGTGAAGGGCAACGGTTCGGATGGTGAATTGAAAACGGCGGCGTATCCACGGAAACGCATAGGTTGACCTTCGGCCGCTGCGCGCACCTCAATTGAACCAACCGAAACGGTACGGAACTCAACCTCGCGGCCCTGCACTTTTCGGTGTTCAATTTCCAGCGCCGAATAGCGGACCGCAGGTTCGGCCACGTCGCCAATGTCTGCGCCGTCGCCCATGTCTGTTTCGTCGCTCATGTCAGGTGCGGCCGCTGCGGGGTCGACCAAACGTTCAGGAATAATCCACCGTTTACAAATTCCATCGGGCGCAATATCACCCTCGACAATTTCGCACGAACGGGCGCCGTCATAGAACACGCACGAACTACAAACCAAACCATCTGCGACGAACGGCGACGGGGCCGCATAGTGCGCACCGTTGGCGCCGCTATCTTGCGAATACTTGCCGAACAGTTCCACCAACGTTTCGTCGTTGTCATACTGCAACGCCTGGCGTGGTGTGAAACCGAGGTCGGCGAGTTCACCATCACGGGTTTCGATGTTGTCTGTTGTCATTCTGTTTGTTTCCTTTTCAGGTGTTTTGTTTTCTGAAATTATCGCCAGGGACCATGCGCGCCCCGCGTCGCCGCCCCACAACGCCCATGCGATACGGCCCGCAGAAGGGAAACCTTCCTCCCCTGAACGGAAACCCTCGGCTTCTTTGTCCACCAAATGGCGTGCGAAATATGACGACATCCGCTTCACAGTGTCAAGAGACAGGTCGCGGTTCAGAATGTCCCTAGCACGTGCGACACCAACGGCGGTGCCACCGCGCCCGAATTCCTGGCGCCATTCCAAACCCTGCTGCGCCTCGCTGCGCATTGCGGCCGTTGGTGTGTACGAGGCCATTACTTCGGCGGCTCCGCGTCAACGCCCATCGGTGGCGGTGTGTCGCCAGGTCCCGCCATTGGTGAACCTGGCAGCGCCATTACGAATTCGTCGCCGCCTTCGTATGGTTCGAGGCCCTCGGTGACGCGGCACTCGTTCGGTGTTCGAATTCCTGTCATTACTGCCAACTGATACGCCTTCAGGCGTGACAACGTGTCGGCACGCAGGAACGCGTCAACGTCAAAACGCACAAAATTTGGGCGAGTCAATAAACCTGAGAACGCATCCTCAAGGCGGCGAAGCCACGGCATGAGTGTGTACGTGACGAAATGTTGGCCCGCCATTTCTGCGTTTGCGTACGTTTGCGAGTCGCCCTTAGCGCCGATGAGGTATGACGGAACACGGAAAATGCGCGCAACCTGCAGCACCTGTTGTTCACGTGTTGCGTTGATCTCCATGTCGGCCGCACTAGCAGTGACGGGCCGCCACTTCATGCCGCCTGTGAGTACCGCAGGGCGGCGGCGGCGGTTGTGTTGGTCGAACCATGTCTCGCGCAAAACTTTTGCCTGCTGCGCCGTCATTTCGTTATCGGTTTCGATAACACTAGAAGGCGTGCCGCCCTCGGCGTAAAACTGCGCCAGGTGGCGTTCCATTGCCAACGCCAAACCAATTGTGGTTTTCTGTTCCTCAATAGGTGAAATACCAACAACGGCCTGCGGTGGTGCCCACCAACGAATGTGCAGCATGTTTTCTTGCGGTACAGGTTGACCGCTAACCGTGTAGGTGCGTGTCTGCATGTTGAGTGACACCACGTCAACATTCGACGGCGCTAACGGCGTCAACGCAATTGGGGTGCCGTCGCCTCGGCGGTCCACGTAAATGTACGCGTTGCCATGCAACGCCAAACTCGTCACCGTTTGATGGATGAGTTCATACGCCGTCACTGTCCCTGACGGGTCCAGAAAAATTGCGGGCGTATCCATTTGAACGTTGCGGTCGCCAACCTTGCGAATACTGCGCAACGGCAACGAGGCCACACTGTCGGCAATAAGGCCAACGCACGCCATGACCGCCGAAACCTGCAACGCCGTTGTTTCGTTGACGGGTTCGCCTGTCCAATTCGTAACAGTGCCAAAACCCGAATTCTGCAACGGGTAGAACTCGCGTTTTTCACGTTTCGAAATAATGCTCATCGGGCAACCAGCCATCCTGTCAATATCAGACTAACACCCGCAGCAATTAGGCCCGCGGGAATGAATACCAAACCCAAACCGACACAAACCAACGCCGCGCCGCACACTTCCAAAACCGTTGTCAAAATTTCACGCATAGTCACTGCTCCACGGGTCCACGATACGCGGCACCGCCGCCGAGTTCTGACGGCGAGTCGCCGCCCACGTCGCCAACGTAACCGCCATCAGTGGTGTTATGTCTGAATTATCACGCCGCGCCCATCGCCACGCGTCACCGATAATTTGCTTAGTCACTGCCAATGCTGCCACATCTAGTGCCGCACTGCGACGAATACACAAACGCCCATCCGCCAAATCGTCAAAAAATGCGGCGCACGCATGCTGCACTTCCGTTGGCGGCAACTCAACAACACGCACACCCGCCCGCCTCAACTCAGGCACCAACGAAGCCGCAGGCCCACGCGCATCCACAAAAACAGAACTGCCAGGCCAACGCGCCAACACCTCGGCCGTACGCTCAACAACCCAACCAACACTCGGTCGGTGTTCGATAACTTCCGCCGTCACAGGCGCACCGTCACCGACAACGGCCAAACATGCCGCCGTTCGTTCAGGGTTCACATCCAAACAAAAAAACATGGAACCCGTAGGCGCAACGTCAACACGGTTGGCGATATCCCACACCGCCGCAGGTATCACCCGTTCACTAGCCACGGTCCATTGGTTACAAAACCCGCGCCGAAACTCACCATCCGACATCGACGCCCTAGCGTGGCGCACCGTGTCCTCGCCAATAGTCCAACCGAGGGCAGGCATATTGCGCCACCACGTCGCAGGGTCATCGACATCCTCATCCGTACCAACGGACCACTCGAAAAATGCGACACCGCCGCCCGTGTTCGCCGCAACCGCACTGCGGCCCGCATCAATTTTGCGCCGCAAAAACACAGAGGCATCAGTGCCCGCCGTCGAAACGTTCCACACCTGCGCATCGCGTCGCGTCGCCATAGCGGGCGAAATAGCAGACTCGCGCCGAAAGTCCGAATCGGCGAAACTCTCATCAATAATGGCCAGGTCCAACGTGCGGCCGTGGCCCGCACTCTCACTAGAACCAATGACATCAATTCGGGAACCCGTCGCAAAAATGACGCCCTCATAACCGACACCACGAAGCACCTTTTCAATGAGGCGCCCAACAACGGGCGAACGTTGCCAACCCGCCGCCACATCTTCGATGAGTTTCTTACGCGCTGCGCTGCCATCCTGCGCCGAATACGCCACCCGCTGCGGTTGAGGTTGCCACAACGTCGCCCTATGCGCCATAACGCCCGCCGTCAATGACGACTTCCCGTTCTGCCTCATTAGCGTACAAATAATTTCTCGATAGGCAGGCAGGCCGCTAGTCGGGTCGAGTTCCAGCCCTACGTCGAGGACCATTTGCTGCCACGGCATCGGCGGTGTTCCGCACTGCGCCATCAGGCGTGCCACTTCGGGGCCGAGCGTTTCGCGGTTTGGGCGGCGCTGCGTCGCGTACCGTGGGGCCGCTTCTGAGCGCCGCGATAAGGTTTTCAATTTCGTTGCCTTGCTCATTTGTCCCTCCGACATTACGCAGGTCACCAACGGCGCTGCGGTATTGCTGCCACAATGACGCATTGTCGGGCGCATTGTCAA